GTAGAGGGGGGTGCCGCTCGAGCCGAACGGCTTGGCCATGATGAACAGGCTCGTGTAGTCGACGCACGTCATGTGCACGGCCGGCGGAGCCCCTTCAGCCATCTCGTTCGTGACGTTCCGGGCGTGCCCGAGGAATCGAAGCTCGGTTTCCCCGGGTCCCCACGACCCAAACTCGTCGGCGTTGGCTAGGTAGAACTCGACCTCGGTATCGTCCAAGAGCCGTGGGTCTATGCCACTCTCCATCCAGTCGATATCGAGCTCCAGCGTGTCCGCCTGGTTGTGGTCCTGGCGGTCGATGCGCGCCTGCCGTGGGCGTACCTCGAGCCGAACGACGTCGGTTGACTTGGCTTGGCGGATCCGCTGCTCACGAGTCCCGAGCACCGGGACCGTCAGCATCGCCAGCATACGCGGGCGGTAGAGGGGCATGGGTCTACTTGGGGATCCTGTACGTCGCCCCCTCGAGCGGGGGCTGCCCGGCGTCGATGCCGTTGGCCTGCCGGATGGCGTCGGCCTTCTCGGCTGAGCCCGCCTTGTTCCTGGCGATGCTCTCCCAGGTGTCTCCACCGCGCGCCGTGTAGAGCGAGAGCGTCTGGCCGCGCTCGGCCAGCACCGTCTGTCGGTCTAGCTCCGCCGCCGTCCTGAGCGCCTGGTACTGGCCGGCGCTGAACTCCGCCCGGATGCCCAGAAAAGTCTGAATGTCCTCGGCGCGCTCGGTCTCGAGGGCCGCGTTGGCCAATAGGTCGTCGTAGGTCGTGTGAAGGCGCACCAGCACGGTCCGAAACTGCCGGTTGGTGGCCCTAAGGGACCGGAGGGCAGCGAAAGGGGCGTTGGCGAGCGAGTCGATCTGTCCGGCCACGCTCAAGAGTGACGACGAGACGGAGTTCAGGGATGCCAGAAGACCGTTCAGGAGGTCGAGCACAGAGCCCTTGAGCCTCGGCTGCTTAGAGAAGTCGACGTCTACGAGCCGAAGGGCCGCGATGATCTCGCCGACGTACTCCTTTGGTCGCTTCGAGCTGATGAGCTCTGGAGTGACGAGCAGGAAATTGTCCTGGTCGATCTGAATGTGCATCGACCACACGACTTCTCCTCGGCCTTCGTGGGTCGAGTCGAACTGATCGATGAATCCCCCAAGCGACAGGATGTTCCCCCAGGTGACCAGGACTTCCTGACGGTCGTCGACAAAGCTCCGCATGACCTCGTTCATGGCGTCGGCCGCGCCGCTACCGAGGTAGCGATCCGACCAGCGGCCATTCAGGTCGATGGGCTCGAAACGTCGTCCGAATTCGTGCCTCGTGGGTGGTGTGTCGCCGGAGTAGTAGACGGTCTCGTTGGCAATCTTGAGCGAGTTCTTGACGACTGTGCCGTGCCGTGGGCGCCCCAATGGGGCGTACTTTCCTGCCAACGAGATACGCTTTCTCTTGGCTCCAAGCTGCTCAAACGACCAGACGTCATTGGCGCCCGCCACGGCTGCCGACATGGACATCGTCATGGGACGGCGTTCCTCGCTGAAGCATTAGTGGCGTAGCCAGAGGTCCGCTTAATCTTCGCGAACTTGCCGAACTCATCCAGGATGCCACGGGCGAAGCGGCTCGGGTTCTGGTTCGTCGTAACGACAATTTCGACCTTCTGGATGCTCGTCCCGCCTCCACCGCCGTGCTTCGGCGTTGACTTCTTCGGGTCCTGCTCTTGTTGGCGTGTACCTGTGCCCTCAAGCATCCACGGAGGTGTCCATCCTCGTTCTGGTGTCTTACCGCCGTAGGTCCCGAACATCTCGTATTCTTGCCGAGGCGAGATCTCGATGCTCGGCGGTCGGATCGAGGCGAAGCTGTTGAGCTGGTTGGTAGCCCCCGCCAACGCCACGTTGAAGGTGTCGATCGCCAATGGCGCTCCGGTACCGATGTCCCCAATCAGTTTCTTGGTCGCGTCGTCTTCTAGCTTCTTGCTCGCGGCGATCTTGCGCTGCTCTTCGTCCGCCTTGGCCGACGCATCCGCCAAACCGGCTATCACACCCGCCAGGAGTACCATGGACATTCCGAGCACCGCGGTGCCGGCCATGCCGCCAGCGGCAAGCCCGCCAAGGGAGGTTCCACCGGCTCCAGCGCCTGCTGCGGTGGCCGCGGCGGCCGCGCCCCCAGCTCCCACCGTCGTCAGCATACCGGGTCCATTCAGCAAGGACAGCATCTGCATGGTTCCGGCGCCCATCTTCAGGAGGTCGCCGCCGATACTGAGCCCGCCCATGCCTACCTTCAGGGCCAGGTAGGCCTCTGCTAGGTGGATGAGCTTATCGATGGTGCCGGGGTCTTTCAGCGCTTCCTTCAGGGTTTCGCCGAAGGATTTAACGGTCGGCGCGATGTCATCCCAGATCGCGCTCAGTCGGTAGTAGGCGTTGGTCGCGAATTCTCGGATCGACGGCCACCACTCTTGGATTGTCCGCTTGCCCCATTCGAACGCCTTGGACAAACGTTCTCCGATGTCTTCGGCCCAATACTTGACTTGGTCCTGGTTCCGCGTGAACCAGTTATTGAACCAGCCCAGGACATCTTTCCCCTTCTCGAACATCGGAGCCGTAGCGAGTCTCAAAAAGGTCTTTCCGTTGTCGATGGCGGTGCTGAACATCGCATCGAAACTCTTCTCGTAGATCCCGATGACCGGAGCGTACTTGTCGAGCTCCGTCCGGAGCTTCTCTAACCGCTTCTCCGGCGCCATCTTGTTGAACTCTTCGGCTTTTAACCCAGTGAGTCCCATGATGCGGGTGCCGAAGACGTTGTGTGCGCCGGAGCGCCCCGAAAGTAACTGCCCCATCTCTCGCGCCACCATGTCCATCGGCAGCTGCGACACGGCCCCAGCAGCCATGACGTTGCTGGCCATTTTGCGCCACTCGTCGGGGTTCATTCCGGTCTGAAATGCCGGGATGGCGCCGGTGACGAAGATGTTCCGCAGGTCTTGGAACTCTCCCGGCAGAGCCGCGGCCTCTTTGCGCATCTCTGCGACTTGCTCTGCCGCCATCTGCATCCCGCTCTGGACGTCCTTGGTGATGCCCTGGGCGGAGAAGACGCCCGCCAAGGCAATCTGCGCGCCCTCCGCCTCTTTGTTGAGGCCCATGACGCCGTAGGTGATACCGGCGATACCGGCGGCCGCCGCGCCCCCGATGGCCATCTTGGCCATGCTGACCCCGATGCCGACGACTCTGTCGGCAACGCGCTCTAGCGAATGGATCATCCCACCGGCGCCCGCCACGAACTGATTGGCACCCTCCCGCAGCGACGCAAAGCGGTTCTTGACCCCGCCGAGGTTCCGGTCGAGATGAACGGCCTTCTGCGAAGCCGTCGCCATCGCGACAGCGCCGAAGTCCCCAGTCTTGCTGAGGTTCAGCTCTACCGTATACTTGGTGTCAGCCATCAGGATACCGCCTGCACGGTGAGCCGCACAGCGTCAGAGGCGAGGTAGTAGTGGGGAAGCAACACGTCGCCCGACGGCACCCAGCGCGCCGCCGTTTCCGCAATCGCCGTCCCGTCCGGGGTGGTTAGCGATACGCTAGGTACCCCCACGATGCGCCGGTCAGCGTTGCAGATGGCTCCGGCCAAGGTCTTGTTCGTGTAGGTCCACCAGCCAGGCCGAACGTCGAAATACCATTTGCAGGCCTTGATAACGGCCGCCATGAGCTCGGTTGAATCCACGGTTTCACGGGTCTGTACCGTGGCGTGAACGACGGTACGGACGCTCTGGATTCCAAGCACTTCGACGGAAGCACCGAACCCCAGCCAGCTACGCTGCCCGTCTCTGCCTCGCAAATCCTGGGCGAGTAGGCTCCGTAGAGCGTATGACCAGGCCCAGGACGCGTCGGAAACGTAAACCACGCCACGATGTCCGTCCGGGTCGTGGAAGTACGCTGCGTGCCGAACACCACGTCCCGCACTCAGCACCCCAGCCAGTACCGCGGAGTCGTTGGGGCCCTGCCGTCCGAGGTAGCAGTGCCGGCCGATGTCGCGAATCACCGAATCATCCAGCCCCGTGCTGCCTCCCCCGGCCAAGATGTCGTAGACCGTCAACGCGGGGTCGAACATCGGCTCACAGGTCCCAGCAATCAAGCTGTCCAGATAGGTCGTGTTCCCGTGTTCCCCGGTGGCCGAGCAGACTATGGAGAGTCCGACCCCAGTCGCGTTGGGCTGCACCACCGCCGGCTGGGTGACAGTGTACTCGGCGCCCAATATCGGGGGGTTCGCTTGGTCGTCGGCGGTCTTGAAGATCTTCTGACCCGCCCGAATGACTCCGCCGGGCATGGTGCCTGAGACCGGACGTACAAGAATGGCTTCACCGATAGCCGCCGTCCCTTCCTCTGCCGAAAGGATCGCGAAGTACTCGGAGAGCACGAGCTCCCGGAGTCCAGCATCCTCGGCTTTCGTTAGGCGCGCTTGGAAGACCTCGTCCTTAAGCCTGGAACGACAAATGGCCGCCTGGGCGATCCATCCTTCGACGGCGTCGCCGTAGCGGCCAGCATAGAGGTGCGTGTACGCCCTCCTTCGATTGTCGTAGAGGAACTGCGCTGCCGCACTCCGATAGTCCGCTAGACGCGGGATCTGGTCAGTCCTCGGAATCGGCATGGTCGTCGTCGGGCTGCGGAGTTGTTGCGGTCTTATCGTCGTCGCGCGGGGAGTTCTCTTCGTTCACGATCTCAGCGATGCTCGCGATGAACGCGGCTCGGTAGAACGGCTGCCATTTGCGACTCTCCGACGGCGGAACATTCCCATACCGAGCGATGTAGGCTTCATTCCTTACCTGTGAGAAGTAGCGTCCCCAATACTCTCCCGGTCGTCCACGGTACCAGTTCAGACGACCTGAATCGCTTTTCCCATCAGCTCTTGCACCTCACCATAGGTCACGTGGTGGAGTTGCCCGTAGAGCTGCTTCAGTGCCTCGAGGTCTTTGACTTTCAGGAGTCCTCCGCCTGATGTCTGCATGAGCTGCGCCGTCATGCGACGGAACTTGACCTCTTTGAGTGCCGGATAGTTAGCTGGGTCTACCGGATGCTCGGAGACCTCGACCGTGAACCGGTTGGCGCCGAGCCGCTGAATGGATTTCTGCAGCTTGTCCACCCACTGGGCGCGCTCCCACTCGTTATCACGGCCCACCGGGGGCGGTCCTGCAAGCGTGTTGGCTGTGTTCTCGAACCCTTGGATGGTGTCTTCTTCGAGTTCTCGGAAGCGCACAACGCGCCCCGAGAACCCGAATCCGACCAGATGCACCTGGTAAGAGGTACCACCGTCCGTTGCAGTAACTTCGCTGACTTCAGCTTTCATGATGCACGAATCCCTTTCACTCCTGTTGCCCCCACGAACCCGAGCGCTGTGGCCTTACAGCGTCAGACCCTTGATGTACTTGACCCGTACCTTTAGCGGCATTTCGTTACGCTGCCGCTGACCGCCCACACTCATCTTCCACGGAAGGATGGTGAATCCAGCCATCGTGAGCGCCTTCTGCGTCCCGTCGTTGAACTGGACCTTAACCGCCACCCACCCTTCGAGAGGTTCGGTATTCGCGTCGGTGTTGTCGGTGTCGACGAGAAGGCGCTCTAGAAGCTCGAACTTCGTCTGCTTCGTCTGGAGCTCGATCTCGTAGAACTTGGTTAGTTTCTGAGAGTCCGTGCGGTCCTCTCCGCAGAAGTCGTCCTCGACCACGTCTGCGATCTCGTCGATCGTGAAGGACACGACGTCGATCGCGGTCTGTTGGTCGTCAAGGCTGAATAGCCACTTGGCGTTTTTGCCGGCCCACTTCGGTGTGCGCGTACCACGTGCCATCGTCTGTTCTCCCGTTTCCCGCAAAGAGTTATGGGTAACGCGCCGGTTAGGACGCCGTGACCGTGACGGTTTCCCCGAACTTCATGCTGAGGAAAATCTTGTCCATCCCGCTTGATGTCGTAACATCGAGCGGAACGATGAAATTGCCTTCGGCGATGGATTGTGCCGAGTTAGCCGCTGCTCGGTCCCCGAAGGCGTAAGCAACAACATGCGGCATCTTCAGCGGGTCGAGCGTCACGTTCTTTTGCAGATTCGTCATGAAACGGTCGACCGCAACGATGACGTCGTCCTGGATGACCTGGACGTTCGGGGCGCCTGCAAAGTCACGCAGGCTGCTGACAACACTGGTCGCGATGTAGTGACCGATGCGGGTGCGGGTGATCCGCTTCTTAGCCGGAGTGGACGGTGCGATCGTCGTGACTCCGCCCTCGAAGCTCCAACCGCCGTTCGGCTCGGCGATGATGGTGTTGATGCCCCGCAGAGTGTTCGAGCCTGCGGCTTCTCCTCGCGACGTCTCAATCGAGACGATTCCGTTAAGCATCTCTCGAATGAATGCCGCTTTGCAGGCAGGAGACGTAGAGGGCGAGATCTGCGTCATGACCGAGGCCAAGAACGAATCCCCGGGCACGAGCCGCAGAGTTGCGTCGATGTCGTCGCGGATCCGCACCCAGCCGTCGACGTAAGCCGCTTGCCACGACGAGTAGCCAGACGTCGCGACATTCGTCTGGACTTGGGCCAGCGTGAGCCCCGAATCCCCGTGGATGAGTGCCATCCGGTCGCCCATCAGCGTCGCGTGCGCGACGAGCCCCGCCATGACACCGGCACGGTCGACGTCACCAGGGTCATCGGCGAAAACGACCCGGACGTCCCGGTCAGATTCCGCCAAAGCGAGGCCGTAGTCTCCGGCCCCAGCCGTACCGAGGTAGCGCGCGGAGTTGATGGTTCCGTCTGCCCCGGTGGTGAAGCTGCCGGTGCCGTTCGTCGGACGCCCGGTGTTCGACCGAGCCAACGAACCTAGCAAAACGCATCCGGTCGTCGTCGGGTCCGTGAAGGTTGACCCGGAGGCATCGACGTTGCGTAGGATGTCTGAGCTGGTCCCGCTCGTACCGGTGATCGAAATCGTCAGGTCGAAGTGGTTTGCGTCTCCATCGGAAGCGGCTGCGATCGTCCACGTGACGGAGTTACCGGCCGCCCCTACGTACTTTAGCGTGGCGACCAGGATGGTCGTGCCCCCATTCACGAGATTCGCCGTCGCCTTGGCCGCTGCGCTCCCGACGACGCGTACGGTCCTTAGGTCGTACCAGCCCTTTTTCAGCAACGCCAAATACCCTGATCCCGTCCGGTCCATACCAGGCGGCGCCATCTTCACTGCCAGGTCTCCGATGTCTGTCGGGTGGAAAGGCGTTGCCTGGTCGACATGGGTAGGTCCCCAAGGGAACTGTCCCAGAAGCAACGCTGTGGCAGTACCGGCGGACTGCACCAGCGCCGGGGGCTCGCGCTCGATCGCGTAGATCCCCATCGACGTCGGAGTCGTGATGGAATTGACGAATACAGGCATTGCGCCCTCGTTTTGGTTGTGACGAGGGCAGACCTTGCCCTCGGGTTCCGTACGTCAGCTGAGCTCGTGGCTCAGGAAACCCAGATCGTTTCGCCGTCTACGGTGATGTCTTCGCCGCTCAGCGTGAGGTAGTCGTGTTAAGCGATGCGGTTGTCGAAGACGTCAATCTCGTCGCGTGGTAGAGCATCGTTGAGCAGCATACTGAGTGCGATTCTGAGCAGCCGCGGGCTCTGCGCCGTCACCGTCGCCACCATGTGGGCCTCGCTATCGATGGTCGCGCGCCACTCATTGATCCGGACTGGATTCGGAGAATCCGTGATGTCCGGGGGGTCTAAGTCGAAGTCAACGTGACCCTCGAAGCCATCGAGCTGCGCGTTGAACTCGAGCAGGATCCCGTCGCGTACCGGGTTGCCCGCTCCCAGGGTGAAGAGCGGGCCCTTGTGCAGCACGTCTTCTAGCTCCGCGAGCATCTGGTCGCGCTCTGCCTGTGACTGAGACCAGATGTCGAGCTGGATGGGCTGGTCTCGGTCTGCAAAACGCCACGTGTAGAGCCCCGTGGTGTCGTCCACGGGCACCATGTCGACGTCGTCGAGATTTACCTGCTCGTCCTCGGCCGCACCGGCACAGATGATCGTGATGGCCCTCGGCGGAAGCGGTGCATCTGGAGCCGGCCATTCGTAGCTAATGACCGTGTCCGGCATGTAGCCGGCGATGAACCTCCCGAGCGCCGCGCACGCGGCTTTCTGAATAGGCTGGGCCATGAATCACGCTTCGGGGAAGTCCGATGCACCACAGGTCAAGCAGAAATAGAACTCCTCACCGGTGATCCTGTTGGTGATGGTACCCACCTGAAGGTGGTAGACGATCTCTCCCTCCCCGAGCGACAAGCGGTCACAGAGGCGAGCGTTCCCAGAACGGAGCAAAACTCCATCATCTGGAAGACCCCAGACATTAACTGCTCCGTGCCCACCACTGGACACTAAGTCGTCGTGAGCAATCAGCGCCTGCGCCGTTTGGCTATTACAGTGCGTCATCGGCTTCCACGGTCCTGCAAAGAACGCCGGACTTCTTCGGACAAGATTTCTCGAACACTAGGAATGGCCGAACGCATGAACCAGTGAGGCTTCGTTCCGTACGCCGCGATGGCGCGTTGGATTCCACGGGCAATCAGCTCGGCATCTTCGATTTGCTGACCTCCGGCTTGGGCCATGGCGTGAAGCTCTCCTGCAATGCGTGCCGCGTGGTAGCGGGTCGTGCTTCCGGTTAGCCTTCGGTGAGGATTCACGCGGCCCCTGGCGTCCAGCCCCTGCATCCCCCGGAGCTTCACCCAGTCGATGAGGGGTGCCAGTGGGGGCCAGTGGGGGCGGGCGCCCTTCTCTACCGACGCCGCATGGGGGGCATCGGCAACGATGGTGTCGAAGGGGCCGGTGTGTACCGAGTCACGTAGGTCCCCAAATGCGACGGGCATGTGCCGTCGAACGTACTGGGCTCCACGGTCAGCCGCGCGTCGGCGCGCTCCATCAAGCCTAGCCTCTCGCGATGCGTGGTCCTGCAGGATCTTCCTGAAGGCCGCCGCAAGCGACTTGAACTTGAACTCGGGCATAACACCCCGATCAGTGGAGCTTATCCAGGGTAAACCTCAGGTTCTTCTCGACGCGGTCCCTGTGGGCTGTGGGAACCAGTCCCTGATTGAGCAACCGGCGGCACGCTTCGGCGCTTTCCGAGTACTTGCCGACCCAGTAGGCCGCGATAGAGAGCTCGTCGAGGCTCCGCCACCGGTAGACGCCTTCGTCCATGAAGAGAGTGTCGTCCGGCTTATCGATACGCGTAGCGGCGGAGGAAAACAGGTAGGCGGGCCAGAGCTCACCGGAGAGTCGGTGCAGGCGTGCGAGCTCGCACAGCGGCTCGGCGCGCGTCGGGCGGACCTGGTAGGCCCGGAGATAGGCCTCGATGGCCTCAGACCTGCGCCCCAGGTGCTCGAGGTTCCGCGCGACCTGGAACTCGGAGTACCAGACCTCTTCGTCCCAGCCGCCCATCTTAGCCCGGCGCCGGTAGGCCTCCAGCGACTTCTCGTACTGCTTGGCATCCCGCCAGCTCTGGCCGAGGTAGAAGACGTAGCGAGCGTTATTGGGGTCCTTCTCGAGTTCCTTCGTGATACCGAGGGCGTGCCGCGTGTACTTCTCCTCTTGGCTCAACTGGTTGTTAGCTGAGTCGAAGAGGCCATGTATCAGCGGCCCCTGGACCCGAGACTGGGTGTGCGGAGCGTCGCAGTAAATGGCCTCGTGGTAGGCACCACGGTACTCCCACGGGCTCGAGCTACGGACCAGCTTCGTCAGCCAGAACTGAACTTCTGAAGCTCCCGACCGGAGCTGCAGCTGGTACCCATCGTGCTCGAGCTTGGGCCAGGTGAATGACTCCGGAGCGATAAAGACTTCATCGGCATCGAGCATCAGGATGTAGTCGGCTTTGCGGCGCGCCAGTTCTATAGCCTCGGTACGGTTGTACCCGAAGTCCTTCCAGGGGCGACGATGGAGCTCTCCGGGCTTACCGGCGCCGGCCATGAACTCTCGGATGACCGCATCGGTTCCGTCCGTTGACTCCAAGTCGTCTACGATGACCCAGCTATCGATGAACGGAGCCACAGAGCCGAGGCAACGCCGGATGACGTGCGCCTCGTTCTTCACGATCATGTTTAGGCAGATGCTCATCCGAACGTCCCATACCGACTCGGCTTGATGGCTAGCATGGAGAAGAACAGGTTTCCGCCATGCCGCTGCGTCCACATCTTCCCGAAGTCGGCCTTGAACAGCCACCGGTAGTCGGACATCCAGGTATGCCCGACCTGAATCCAGTACTGCTCCTGGTCTAGGAAGACCAACGTCTGCTCGGTGATCATCCGGCGGTGCCCCGGGTCGCCCCAGGCGTGCTCATGGCTCGCCAGCGGGACTGACGCCGCAAAGAGCCCTCCCGGCTTCAGGATGCGCCAGAACTCCGTGAACTGCTCGAAGAAGAACCGGAAGTCCCCCTGTTGCCCAGTGTGCTCAAGCACTTCGTAGGCGTGGATTTCGTCGAAGGCATCTGCCTCGAATGGCAGGGGAAGCTGCTCTAGGTCGTGCAGGACGTCTGGCTTGTGATCTGGGTTGATGTCGAGCGTGACCAGCTTCGTCCAGGGGTTTGACCCGATGCGCTTACCGCGGTCGGCACCGCAGCCGAGTAGGAGTTCCATTGTGTCACCACTTCGGATAGTAGACCTTGGTGATGTCTTCGCGGCTGCAGTGGCCTACGATTGCATCCGGGTGTGCCCAAACTAGGCCTCCAACGTCCCGCCACCGTGCGTGCAGGGCAGTATCCTCGCCTTGGTAGCCGTCTCGGTGGAAGAACTGTTGGTGCAGCGCTACTACCTCTCTGCCATCGTACAGCCTGTAACGACTATTCCGGTGCTCATCGAGTAGCCGGACGATGGCTCCACGCTTCACCAGTTGAAAACCGCCACCTCCGCCATTTAGGGTCCACGGACCCGCTGGCTTCGTAGCTGGAACGGGCCTTAGAACCGGCTCGCACTTGTCATCCTTCGTGCAATAGACGCCCAGTGCGATGTCTACGTTGAGGTCGATGAGCTTCTCGGCTGCCGCTACATCCCACGCTTGGTCATCGTCGACGCTCAGCCAATGACTGGCCCCGCTCTCCACGAACTTTATTGCAGCTGCGTCACGGGCAAGACTGATTCCGGAGTATCGTTCCGCCTCGAACGCTACCCGGCCAGCCCATGCCATTCTGGCTTCGAGCATTCCGGTCACGCATAGCGGTTGAATCCCTCCCTTGGTGACGATGCTGACAAACATCGACGCACGCTCGCTTGATCTCACAAGAACTCCTGTTTCTGTTACCCGGCGTGCCCAATGGCCAAGTCGCGGATTCCGTCGAGGTGACTCTGGCACGCGCGGAAGCACACGCCGTAGGCGGTGGATGTGCCGTCGGGATTGGGGTGTGTGTCACTCGCGGAGAAGCACCCTTCCTAGCGGGAACCATGGCTCCCCGAGCCTATGATCCATCGCGCATGGGGGACACTTGTGCTGCTACGCTCCGTGGTTTCCGGAGCCGACCCACACCGCCGGCTTGTCGGGGCAGCCATAGACGGACTCATGCCCAGCCATGGCCTGCGACCATGGCGCGCTGCTCGGCATGGGTCGGGCGTACCCAGAGCGGGGGTACGCGGAGGGTCACGGCATCTCTGAAGCGCATGCTCACGGGTCCCCCCAGGAACTCCAGCTGACTGGATACAATCTAACTGCATCCCACGTAAATCTGATGCCCTGTATCTGTGCTTCCTCGTCGAAACACATCAGGCACAGTACATTCCAGCGACCACGAACTACGTGGTCCCACACAGCGTCTGGCATGTCATATCCGCAAACAACATCTCGGTTGCATCGCTTACAGAACTCTCCGGGTGTACGTCGCGTCATGGCATCTCCGGCTTGGAGCGCACCGGTACGCTTACGGCGTTTGCCGCGAACGATTCAAGACCATGAACCAACTGGTAGAGTTGGTAGTTTCCAGGTCTATGAGCTTGTATTCCCCTGTCTTGTCTCCAGTGAGTACGTACAAGACTTCAATGTGCTCTGACCCGGTTGGGTTCAATTGAGCTGCACTGAAGCCACCGCCACCACGCGAGACATAGGGTGGAGTGATCGGTCCCACCTTCACCGCACCGTCTTCGTAACGCCCACCTGACCCGCTGATCTCCCGCGAACTTAACTCGCGTACCTTGTAACGGATCGGCAAGACGGTGTCGACGTTGCGCGGGTTTGTGTTGGGCTGCCCAATCCTGCCCGGCCAGATACGCTGGCGTACCGTCACGGTGATCGTCCGTACCGGCGTCGCCACGTTACGGATCTTGTCCGCAAGCCCCCGCAGTCGGTCTAGATTCATATCACGTCGGTGATGAGTATTCCGTCGACCTTCGGCGTAGTAAACACGTCTCTGTAAATCGGCAGCCCCAACGCTCCAGCAAGTTGACCAACAAGCCTACGGCCCTCCATGCGCAGCACGATGGTGGCGCGCGCCGGGTCCACCTTGATGCTGTCTACCTGCCCAGCCTCTTGGGTATCCCACAAGGCAACCAAGCTTGCCTCAATCGTGGCTAGGTTCGTCAGCAGGCCGCGAATGAACAATTCAACATTGTTGGTCGCGTAGATTCCCGCATTCAGGAACGACTGACCTCCAATCGTGTAACTCCCCGGCTCAGTACTGGCCTGTACGCGGCAGATCGCTGCCTCCAGCTTGACGTACAGGCGGTCCATCGGGTAACCGACGTACCGCCTGATTTGGACCCGTTCTGCCTCAGTGAAGGCCATTCCGACGCTCTGCTATCGCCGCTGATTCTGCGGTCTCTGATCGGCCCGTGGATCTGCCTTCTGCTCTGGCTTCGGCTCCGGTCGCGTCAGAGCGTCGAGTTCCGCAGCAACTTGATCTGCGACGACCTTCGCTTCGGCACGCTCCGCGACCACTGTGGCTTGTGCGGTATCACGCGCTTCAGCTGCTAAGACATCGGCAGCCTGAACCGCCAATCTCGTGGCGGCTTCTGCTTTTTGCCGCGTCTCTTCGGCTTTGCGTCTGGCGAGCGCCACCGGGTCCAGAGCCACCGCGATTTCGCGCTTTCCAGCAGTCACGTTGACCAGCTGCGGAGCAAGCCCACCTACGACGATCCCGGCTTCGTCGAGCTGCTGTAGTGATAGGTCGAACATCGAGTCAAGCTCCTTGGTCTCGCCAGGCTCGAAGGTGACAACAGTCATCTTCGACTCTCGCGTGTTTGCCTTGAGCAGCAACTCAATGCGCAGCTTGTCCTTGGTCGGGTTGTGCCAGCGGGTGTTCCGCTGCATCTCGACTTGTTCGAAGCCTTGTTCAATGGGTTCATTCGACATGTGGACTTGCTCCTGCTGTACGGGTGGACCACTCCACCCGTCACGGTCAGATTTGCTCGATGTGTGAGCCCGCCAAAGCCGAGGTGATATGCGCGTTGATCTGTGTTTTCAGATCATTCGCAAGACTCACCAGGTTGGCCTCGGTGGTTGGCGTATCGGTGTACGTTGCAACGTTCACTGTATCGTTCGTAAAGTGCACGTTACTCGCCGTCCTGTGCGCTTCGTAGGCCGTTCGCTCGGCGACGCCAAGGGTGATTCCCGTGGCAAGATCAGTAGCATTGGCTGTAGTGATGACTGCTGAAACCGCGCTTTTGTGCGCCAGGGCGTCCGGAAAGTGGACATTCAAGACTCCCTTGAGCTCGTTCAGCATCGTTACCGATGTGGCGGTGTTTGTGGCGGTGGCCGCAGTCACCTGTAGCGCCGACGCTACCGGATTCTGCACGTCTATGACCGTGCAGGAGGTCGCGTCGGCGTGAATGTTCGTACCAACGACTGCATCGCGGAGTTGATTTACCCCTGCGACGAGTCCGTTAAGGAGCGCGTGCAGCGCTCCTTTCTGGATCTTGAGCGACATCGTTTCCCTTTCGGCTAAGAACCTGGAAGAGTGCGACGAGTGCGACGTCCCGCTTACGCGATATCGCTGATGTAGCCCATAGAGTTAGGCCGTTTGGCCTTCAGCTGCACGAGGCAACTGAGATACCCCTTCACCGCGGAGCCGGTCTTGCCCAGCAGCACGACCTGGGCCGGGATCATGGTGGCATTGAAGGTTTTGCCATCGGCGGTCCCAGCGATGTTAGTGAGACGCTTGTTGAACTGCTCCATGGTGACGTTCGGAGGAGGGCAGCACGCAAGCTCGAGATACGCGGGATTCACGAAGTACATGCGTCCAGACGTGCAATCCTTGTCTCGGTTGATGGGTTTGCCGCGCCAGGACACGTCCTCACTTCCGAGGCCGCCGCCGGCGGTCGTAAAGCGGCGCGACTCGAAGATGTCTTCGTACCGACGCTTGACGGTCGGCGTCGTGTAGATGTCGTAGTCCGTGGCGTTGCAGGCCGTGAAAATGTTCGCGTCGAGCTGCGACATAAGGTCGAGCGACAGTGGTCGCGCGACGCCGCCGTTGGCCACTACATTCCCGTAGAAGTTGGTGTAGCTAGCACGGGTGATTCCGGCGTAGTCACCGGAGTTGGCCAGCGCTGCACTAAGACCAACGATGGATGCCACGGAGGCACCGTCGAACGTCGCGGTGCCGGTTCCGGCGTAGAGCAGTGAGTTGACCTTGGTGGCAATCCCAGTGCTCGCCTGCAGGATCTTCTCCCCGAAGAGGTCGAAGATCATTGCCGGATCGCCTGCATTGGCGTTTTGCGCCGTGGAGATGGCGCGGTCGCTCATGCTGAACGCCGAACGCAACTCTGCCCAATCGAGTTCAGGACGTTGCTCGACCGAGTCAACGTATTCGGCCGAGATCACGTCACTACCTTCCGCCACTTCGACGGCCGTTGCGCCAGCACCGGTCTGGATGGGCCATGATGCCTTGGGGCCTCCACTCACCTTGAGTGGCACTTTTGCCGCCAACACGGCGGCGCGGTTATTCTGTCGGTACATCTCTGGACCAAGCGTCCACGTCATGATGTTGGCCAGTTCGGTCAGGGTTAACATCGTTGTTTACCTTTCTTCATTCTCGGAGGACCCTCCGAGCTGGTGTTCGTCCTGGCCCCGAGACGTACTGGATCAGCCCAGCTTGCCTGAGGTCAGTTCAGCCAATGCCGCGCCGATTTCAGCGCGGGACATGTCTTCTGCAGATGTGCGTCCACCAGGCTTGCGTATGACGATCGGATCGCCAGTACCGCCCGATTTCTTCGCTGGAATGAAGACCTTGGCTTCATCGGTCTTCATGAACTCTGAGATGCCGTCCACCAACGGCAGTTCCCCGAGTTTGGAATCGGTATAGAGGACGTTTTCACCGACGTCGTCGAACTTCACACGCTTGGTGGCGTCCACCAGGTGCCCGAGTGCGATGCGTGCAAGAGTTGGGTCGGTAATGCCTGCCGTCGATAAAGCTTCGGATACGTGCTGGCGTAGCCTAGTGTCTCGCGACTGGGCCTCGGCCTTGGCGGCCGCCTCGGCATCCTTACGTCGTTGCTCCTGGAGCTCTTGGACCTGCTTTTGAAGCGCCCGGTATTCCGGGGTATCGGTAACCGGAACGGCTTTC